GGGTTGCTGTAAGACATTGTTGTTTCCTAGAGGGGGATTACACGCTCCTTGCTAGATTGTCCCGTACCTGATTGTCCCGAACATCGGGGTCTGCGGGGTCCGCTCGGAAATGAACAAGCCCGCACTTAAGCGGGCCTTGTCCAGATTTGGATCACTTCCTTGGTTGAAGTTACTTCTTCTTTCCCATCTTCTTCTTCATCATCTTCTTCTTGGCCGCAGCGGCGGCCTTCTTCCCGGCGGGGGTGTACGGGAATTCCTTGTTACCTACCTTCGGCATCTGAGCTCCAGTCATAATCAGAGACGGTCTTACCGGCCAACCCGGCCGAGTCGAACCATCCCAGGGTGTAGAAAGTCTTGGTCTTCTCGTCGTACGCGGCAACCTTTACGCTACCGCGTCCCTCCAAGATCAGTACCGGATTCCCCGCCACCGGGAACACTCGATTCTTTTCGCATCCGGTCAATGTACTGACGGACGCGATCGCGATGACGACCGGAATCAGGAACGATGATCTTTGCATCCACGAGCTTATCCCATACAACAGTGAGGATAGCCGCGATGATAGCAGCCAAAGCCGTAGCGAGTTCCATGTCATTCCTTGGGCAGCCCCGTGACCTTGGCGTCCTTGGCGAAGATCAGGCCGATGCCCGAGACGACGGCAGCCACGGCTACGGTGAAGTCGGGGTTGGTTGCCGGGTCGTTGTCAAGGAACGCCTGAACCACACCGGCGACGGCGGTCAGGATGGTGATGATGCCAAGGGTCGTGGTACGCCAACTGGGATTCTTCATGTGATTACCTCGTGTTCATGCGGACCCGCTCCTGCACCAACGCGGTGTACTCGGGGTCCACTCCATATCGGGGATCTCGGATCGCCAAGGACATCTCCTTGGGGTTCGCAAAGGGCTTGGCCACGGTCGGTAGGGACCGGCCAAGCGAGTCCTTAGGCAGTTCCTTGGGCTCCCGGCGGGCCGGGTTCGACTCCTCCATGCGGGCCTTCAGGCCCATCAGGATGGTCTGCCAGCCGGGGCTGTTCAGCCCGGCGTTGACCGTCTGACGCTCGGCCTCATTCAGGTTCTTGGCCGACCATTCGATGATGTCCTTCAGGACGGCCTCACCGCCCACGGTCTGGGCGGCGGTACGGGCGACCTCGGCCTGCTTGGCACGGAAGCCGGTGACGTACCCGTCGAGGATCTCGTCAGGAAGCCCAAAGCGTTTCTGGATCTTCGTACGTGTTTCGGGACTCAGGTTACCGCTGGTCAGCAATTCCGAGTTGATCTCCATCCACTCGGCAGGATTGGGCTCGACCTCCTTGGGCACCTGCAGGGCCGCCACGGGCTCCACAGGGGCTTCGGCCTTGGGGGCGGCCTCGGGTGCCTTGGTACCCTTGGCGGCCTGCTGGAGCCGGGTGAGCTCACCACGAAGATTCTTGTAGGACTCCAGGAACTTGGCCGGGTCACCCTTGAACTGCGGTGGCAGTTCGTTGGGGTTGGCCTTGGCCCATTCCTCGGCCCGCTTCATCTCGTACGCCTCGATCTGCTCGGGCGTACTGGTATCGTCGATGGATTGTTCAGTCTTGGTTTCGTTCATTCCATGGCTCCGGCAGCGGCCTGCTCCTCAGCAATCCGTCCGGCGGACTGGATAGTCTGCTGATTCGCCTGCATCTCGGCCTGCTGCTGCATCATAGCCTGCTGTTCTTGAGCGAGTTGCTCGGGGGTCTTCACCAGTCCGGCGACATCCATGCCGAAGGAGGTGGTGAATCGGATAAGCCAGTTGTCCCAGTTCACGGCCTGCATGGCGTTGGGGATTCCACCGACGACCTGAGCCCACTGGACCAGCTGACTGTTCTGGACCTCGCGGTTCAGGGCTTCGAGACCGGTACGAACCTTCATGCTCAGGATGCCGCCCTGTCCGGTCAGCTTCATGATCTCCTTGGGGATCAGCTTGTCCTTGGCCAGCAGGAACATGGTCCGCTTGACGATGGGGATCTGGATGTCCCGGCTGATGCCGGAGAAGATGCCGCCGAGTGCCTGATCCAGTTCCTGAGCGATCTCACGGATCTGGGTGGCGGTCACGCGGTCTCCGGTAGGTTGGACCGCCGACTGCAGCAGGAAGGTACGGCCGAGATTGGCCGCGAGTTCCTGCCGGGCCATGACGACCGGACCAAGGTCGGGCTGTCGGGCCAGCTGCAGGGTGAAGATGTCGGTCGGACGGGCGGCAACGAAGTCACCGTTGACGCTGTCCACGAGGTCGGCGATCTCGGTCACGCCGGTGGGATCGACGCCGATGCGGAACTCCGAGGAGGCGGCAGCCATCTCGATGGTCGCCTTGGACAGGGCCTCCATCGAGCGGATGTCACCGATGTGCTCCTCGACCAGCGACCGGCCATAGTCCTCACCGGCGATCCGACTCCACACCTGCGGGGTATAGGGGCAGACCTCGTACTCGCCCTCCTCGACCACGACACCACGGAACTCCTTCTCGACCTCCCACTTCTTCTTGTCCTCGTACCACTCGATCTCCGTGTAGCACGGCTCGAAGTTCGACACCGGTCCCTGAAGCAGGTATCCGGAGTTGGTGGTCTGACCGGTCGTGGGATATCCGGTCCAGTTCTCGGGGATGGCCTTGGGGTCGATCCAGTCCCGGACGATGATCTTCTTGATCGAGCCATCGGGGTACCGGACGACGACGTACTGATCGACCCGGTAGACCCGGAACATGTAGTCGTCGGACTGGTACCACAGGGCGTCGCCAATGGTAATGAGGTGCTGCATCAGGACGTACAGTTCCTGACGCAGGTTGGAGTTCTGCAGCTTCTCCATGATCTTCTTGTCCAGCCGGGCCAGCAGCTGCATTTGCTGGGTGACATCGGCCCCCTGCGGGACCATGGCCATGTCGATCTCGTGCTGGAAGAACGGCATCTGGTTCAGCGGGTAGATGGCTGACACCATCCGGCTGGCCAGCGACATGATGCCACGGGCGGCAATGGACGAATACAGGTCGGGCAGGTCCATCGTCTCGGTCCACCCCGACTTTGGGTACAGGCCGGGGACAGTCAGCTTGGCCAGCTCCTCGCACCGGGTCAGCTTGGTGCTGCGGCGAGCGTCCAGTTCGGCGAACTCACCGGCGATTGATTCCTTGCTCATGACGGCAGCATCCTTTGGGCTTCTTGCCAAGACTTGTATCTAGCCAAGTAATCCTGTTCCAAGGCACGTTTGATCCCGGACGGACGTACGCTTTGTCCGTTTAGGACAAGGTTGTATGAGTACACTGGCATGTATGGACTAGATGGAGTACCCCTTCCCAGTGATCCAATTACCCTTCCACGGGTAACCCTACCGGACTCAAGTGCCTGTTCGAGGTTCATTCGAGTCGGTGCCGGAGTCCCGACCAGCTTACCGAGGGTGTTGCTCCACTTCATGTACTCGGGATTCGGGATGTACAGCGGGGCTTGGGCGAACTGCTCGATCGGAGGACGGCTCTGGAATAGGGTCTCACGACTCAGCGACCTAATCGAGGAGCGAAGACGGTCCATAGCCAGTGCCTGAACAGCCTGGGTCATCATCAGGTCACGTTGCTTCAGCTCCTGCTGGATCATCTGCTCCGTTGTCTGTGGACCCGACAGTGATCTAGCCATTGATTTCCCTCCGTTTCAGCATCTCAAGATGCTCGACGACCGACACCTGACCGCTGCGGTAGTCGAGGTACCGAAGCTCATGGTTCAACGTGTTGACGACCGGCTGAAACTGTTGCTTCAGGTAGTCGATCAGTTCTTGCGGAATGGTGATGTCCTTCAAATGATGCTCCACATCTTGATCGAGTTGGTGTCCTTGTCGTACTCCGACGAGGTCAGGATCTTCACGAGCTGACCCATGGTCTGGCATTCTGCGAAGGACAGATTGGCGGCCTTGTAGGCGGCACAGACGGCCAGTGTTCGGTGACCGTAAGAGTGACCCTCAAGGATCTTGGCGGCCTTGACGGGACCGATCTTGGGGATGCCTGGGATGTTGTCCGTACGGTCACCGGTCAGCCACTGCATGTGGAACAGCAGGTCAG